ATTTAGTTCCTCTTTTTACTTTTATCAGGTTGGACATCTTCTTTCTTAATCCTTAATTCTTCAATTGTCTTTTTTAAGTTTTCAACTTCTTTTTTTAATTCATCTCTTTCTTTAGCTACTTGATAAGATGCTTGTTCAACTTGACTAATGTAGTTTTGCTTACTTTCTATCTGATGTCTTAAAGCATCAATAGTCGTCGCTTGTTCTGAAAGCAATCTTTTATTATTTTCTATTTCTGCTTTTAGAGATGAAATTTCTGAAGCCGCTTTTTCTGCTTCATTTTGTAAACTAACCATCTGGTCTTCTTTACTTCTATTGTCCAAATATAATTCTCCAATATACTTTAGAAGGTCATCAGAATTTAAAGTTAAATTAATCATTACCAAGTTCCTCCATCAATAGTAGAAGCATCAGTTAAAATAGTTCCAGATAAATCAGGAACAGTAAGAGTTCTATCAGCAGTCACCGTTCCAGAGATAGTAGAAGCATAAGCATTAGTATTATTTAAAACTTTAAGAGATAAAGCACCAACAGGAGCATATTGGTCATCAGCATTGGTTCTAACAACTAAAATACTGCTGGCTGTCTTTACTTTTAGTCCACCAGTTCCAAAATAAAATGTAGTGCTTGAAGTTCCAGCATCGGTATTTTGAGTATGTAATCTACTATCATTACCCTGACAAGCTGTCCCAGCAGCAGTGCCATAAACTACATTAATACCATTGGTATCAACAGTAATACCAGTTCCTGCTTTTGCAGTTAGAGCAGCCCCATTTCCACCAGCCAAACCATTGCCAGCTACATCACTACCAAATTTGGCAGCAGTTACAGATGTGGCAGCTAATTGGGTTGTTCCAACTGCTCCCGCCGCAATATTGGAAGAACCAATAACATTGACTTTAACTCCATTAGTAAGGTCAGAATAAAGAGTGGTATCAGCAAGTTTTAAAGCTATAACACCACCCATACCCCCCTGTAAGCCAGAACCAACTACAGCCCCAAGAGCAGCAGCATTAACGCACTGGCTGCCTAAATTACCGCTTCCAATAGTTCCGACCTTAACACCAGAAGCATCAACCACTATAGTGGTATCAGCCGCTTTTACACTAATCGTATTAGATGAAAGCTGAAGACCATTACCAATAGTATAATTACCAATCTCACTAAAAGCTGTAAATGGTATATTATCTGTTCCAATATTAATAGCCCCAGATTTACCTGCTGCTGTAGCAACAAAGCCTTTACCACCATTAGTTGAACCGTCTTCAACGAAAGTAAAAGCTCCCCAAGTCGCTGTGCCTGTGGTAAAATCAGCAGCTCTTGACCAAGTGCTTACAGAAACCACATAAATTCCATTTTGTGTGGCAGTAGTTTGGTCTTTCACCAGAACTCTATCATTAGTAACACAGGCAACACCATCAATGGTTTGTTCGCCAGATAGTGTAATATTTGCTGTGGTAGCGGCTCTTACACTTGCTTTAATATCAAGACCAGCAGCCACATTATCAACATAGTTTTTAGTAGCTGCGTGCATTGAACTTGTTGGGTCAGCATTTAAGGTTAAGTATCCAGTTAATGTGCCACCAGCGGTGGTTAGCATATTTTTAGAGCCAACCTTTTGAACAGTTGAACCATCACCAGCAAACAGTTCTCCTGTATCAGTTCTAAAAGCTAACTCACCAGCAGCCAAAGAAGTGGGGTTGCTTCCTGATTTCCTTTTAATTTGAATTGTTACAGCCATATTTTACTCCTTAACTATACTCTCCACAATCAATATTATTAATAGTAATTGTTTGTTGTTGATATGTCCAAGTATTATTATGCTTAATATAAATAATATTAGTTGTGGTATCTATCCAAATACTTTCATTAACACCTTCATTATCTTTAGGTGGACGAGTAGAAAAAATAATATTCTTTTTTAAATCCTTTATAATATCTAAAGTTTTTTTATTGCCCATAATAGAATATTCAAATGATTTTAGTCTTTATATTCTCTAATACCCTTTCCTCTGTAATACAGAGTTAAGGAGTTTAAAATAAATTCATTTGATAAGTCACCTGTAATAATATATTTAAAAAGTCTTCCTGTTAATCCTGCATCTGTTCCTTTCTCATCTATTAAATTTGCTCCGCCACCACAATAAACCAAATTACAATAAGTATTAGGTTCTCCACAATAAACAGCTTCAGTTCCCTTTAAATAATAGTTATATTTCTTTGGATTAAAATCAACCATAAAAGAAAGAGATATATTATCTTTTCCACCTGTATAATAATTACATCTAAAGTATCTCAATAAAAAGCACATATTCTCTGGTTTTCTAAAATTAAACCAACCACTCTCTATTTCAATAGGAATAGGATAATTTTCATCTGTATTTCCATTATCCAAAAGATAAACATAACCGTTATCTCCACCAGCTATAATTCTGGTTTCCCCTTCTTCATCAATATATTTTCCCAAGCATTTAAAATTATGATTTGGATAAATATTTACCGTCCAAGCAAAATATCCTGCTAAATACATATATGAAGTTGTGCTTGCAATTGCAGTTGCAGGTATTGGCTCAAAATAATTGATTGTTGGAAGAATAAAAGTAGCTACATATTCTCTTGTTTCTAATCCAGAAGCAGTAATTAAATATCTAATCTGATTTTTAATTGGATATAAAACACCAGTTATTCCATTGTGATTATAAGGAGAAATATATCCATCAGCAATTAATTTATCTGCTATAGTTTTAGAAACAGGATATAGGGTTTCTCCATCAAAAGAATACCACCCATTTTCCGATAGAAATACAACCTGCTTTCCAACTTTTACTATTGAATACGGAGAAATACATCCAACCCGATAGTCTGATATTTCAAGTCGTTTTAATTCAAAATCTCCTGCAATAGTAAAAATTTTATTCTTTTTAAAAACAACCAAATAATCTGGTAAAGAAGCAATGCCTGTTATTTCTTCTCCATCTCCTTTACCAAAATACTCATAATTTAATGGCGGAACAGCGTCTCCATTATTTATTTTTGAATAAACAACTAAACTTTCTCCATCTTCTTCATCTGGGCAATTAGCATAAAATAATCTATTTTTATATTCCACAACAAATTTAGCTGTCGGCGGAATATAGTTGTCAAACTCAACTGCTGCACCTAAATTATTATCAGAAATTGTATCAATATAGTAGCTGTTTGCATTAGCAACTTCAGTAACTAAATAAAAATTAACAGGTTCTTCCGATGGTTGTAAACTATAAGTTCTATAAATTCTAATTTTATCAACTTGAGGGTCGTTATTGTTTAAATATTCAACTTTTATTCCTTCATTAGAAGGAGAAATAATATTCGACACTGGAGAAGGATTGCCCTCTATATTAAATAATGAAGAATAATAAGTATAAACATAAGCATAATTACCTGATAATGTTCCTGTCGTTTTAGAAACAGTTGGTGTAGAAGAAGGAGCTGTAATACCTATATTATAACTGTTATTATTAAGAACCTTAAAATTATCATCATAACCATTAACAATGTAACAAACATCATTTAGAATAGAAAAACTTAATCTTTTAGTCTGTGATAAACCTTCTCTTACTGCTCCCCATCCCTGTGCAGTATGTCTCCATAAAGAACCATTGCAAAGAGCTAATATATAATTTCCATTAGAAGAATAATAATTTATTACATCCGTTACAGAAGCATCTGCAATCTTTTCAGAGAATAACTTTGCTACTCCTTTCCTTTTCGCTAAACTCCTTTTGGGAGTAAGTTCTATATTAGTAGCTTTAAGTAAAGACCGAATATCCAGAGTAGTTTCCGAACTTGTTAGGTCTAAACCTAAAGACCAATCTTTAAGTTCAAAAAATCCTTGAATATTCATTAATCCATTATCTCTTCATTTTGTAGCTGTTTTTTAGTTAAGTTTCTAACAGCATCATCATAAAATTGTTTCTGAAGAACTAATAAATATTGCGGAATATTCTCATCCTTTACTTTTGCCTGAATAACAACTTCTACTGCCAGCAATGGGTGCAACTCTTCTGGAACATCTTCTAAATCTTGGAATTTAGGCAAATATTTTAATTTAAAATAATTCTGACTACTTTCTGTTGGAGTTGGATAAATTCTTATCTGACCACCCTCAAAACGCCAGCCTTCTAAATTATTTTCTTCATAATAATCAAGTATATTGTCTGGAATATATGGAAATATTTTACTTGGGTCAGAAACTACTTTTAAATAGACTACTCGTGAGTAGTTTGCTGGCAAGGCAATATATGGAGAATTTGCAGTAGTGGATAAATAAGTAGTAGTAGAATAAACAGGCACAAGTAATGACCAAAATCTTCCAAGAATATTAATTAAAGCTACTTCTAAATAAGCATCTATTTCATCATCAGTCCAGTAAGATGCCTGTGGTTCTGCCAGCAATGACCTAACATAAGAACGGAAATTTGTAATATCCATTTATTTACTCCATACTCTTGTCATAGCATTATAACCAATTTTAGCAGCATCTTTAATAATCTCTTCTTCTTCCTGCTCTGCTTTTTTTACCAATTCTGCATTAGCATCATCAATTTCTTTTAAAATTTTATGAGCAGGTCTTTCTGTAAACTTCTTTGCTTTTTTTAATGTATAAAGAACTCGTTGGTCTAATGGATGATAACCAATATCTCTTCCTCTATTATCATCATATTTAACAATTAAAATCAGCACACTATTCTTTATAATATTATCCCAATCACCTCTACTCCAGATAGTTGGTTTAGTTAGCCATCTACGAATTTGCCAACGATGTTTCTTTCCATCCCAAGCTACAAAATATTCTGGGTCAATATAAGATAGTTCTTTTTCAAACCATTTAGGTGGAAGCATTTTATAGCCTCTTTAGTTTAATTATCATTTCTTTATCTTTATTTTTTATACTAACCCAAAATTCTTTTCCTGTTCTTGTTCCCATTTTAAATTCAACTTCAGGAACTTTAAAAATTATATCATTTAATTCAAACTCATCCAAAGTTTCAAACATAACTGATTTAATTCTATTAATCTCTTCTGGTAAAATTATTGTTTCTTTCATTTTATCTCCAGTATAAAAAGTGATAAGGGGAGGACAGATGTCCTCCCCCTCACTCAATTTTATGAAGTAGTTACACCAGTTAACACACCGTGAGCGTTCCTGCAATCAGTGCCATAATTTGTATAAACTTTAAACCACGCTTCATAAGCATCCTTGCCAGCTACAGGTTTAACAACTCCACCACCTTTATCATCCCAAGTAAGTGGCAGCAATTCATATCTCTTAATATGCGGAGTGGCAATGAAATACATATAACCATTGAACATACGAGGATGAGCAATAATAGGAAGTTCAATATTACCACCAACATATTTGATAGCTTTCCAACCAGCAGTAAATTCCTGCGTATTGACAAGTTGCCTCAATGCCTGCATCATAGTAATTAATTTGTTGCGAATTGCATAAGTCGTCCAAATCTGGTCAACGGGTTCACCATCGGTTCTCTGGTCAATTGTATCCAGAGTTTCCTGAATTAGCGTTTCAGAAATAAGACCAGCACTGGACTTTACATAAGCTTGCCACAAGGGTTCAGCAGTTGCATCAATTCCCTGAAAAGTGCTACCAAGATTTCCAGCAGTAATAATACCACCAATACCAACTACCTCACCAATGTTATCAACAGAAGCATCATATACACCATAACGATAAATTGCATCACTAACAGCAGCAACAGTAATGTTGGGAGTAACATAAATTTTATTATTTGTGGCATCAACAGAAGTAATCTGACCAGTATATGGGGTAGTAGCATTGGGTATATAAATCTTCATACCTTTCCTGAAGAATTTAGTGGCAGGAGTATCCCCAGTAAGACCAGCAGCGTCTTTTACCACAATATAGTTCTGTCCTGAAGAAATAGCTGTATTAACCAGACCAATAACACCTGTTCCAAAAGTAATGGTTTGCCTATCCATATCAAGAGCAAAAGCGTTGGTGACACCCTTAATTTCATTGGTCAGGACATCAACCCAGCCACCCTTGCCTTTTGCAGCTTCAATAGAAAAGCCATCAACCATTACACGACCATAAATTCTCTTGATTTTAATATAGGTCTGGTCATAGGTGTTTCTTTGAGCTTCAGGCAGGTCGTAAACATTGGCAGCAGCTCCACCAACCGCCTCACTGAACGCTAATTGAACAGGAATAGTTAGTTGTTTACCAGCAAAATCAGCAGTCTTTTTCTCAAAAATTGCCCAAGCAGGAACTTTTTTAGGCATCTGGTTTACAATTGCAGGAGCATAAACTTCTTTCAGAATTTTCTGAATATATTGATATTCTTGCATAGCCATAGTTTATTCCTCTAATTTTGATTTCTCTATATACTCTCTATAG